AGCGGGTACAACCCGACAACTGGCGGTAACACCTCATACAACCCTGTAACTTCTGTTCCGGGTAATACCAACCCTACCACCTACAATCCTGCGTACACGAACCCGCCAACAACGGTTCCCGGCACCACGAACCCCGGCACGTACGTTGCAGCTTATACGAACCCCGGCTGGTGGGATGAGAGTCTATTCTACAACAGCCAGCTCCAGTGTCCGTACGGCTGGACATTTGAAGGATATGAGGACACCGTGCCTACTTCGGTTCGCTGTTCTACTGTGCATCCGGGTAACACGGTTCCGGCATCATTTACTCCGGGCAACACGAATTCTAGCACCACCACTCCGGGTAACGCAGTGCCATCGACGGCTGTCCCCGGCACCACGAACCCTACCACCTATACTCCGGGCAACGCGTACACTAACCCGACATCGGGTGGCAATCCGATCTACAATCCGACGATCCCCGGCAATCCGTACTACAACCCAACAACCGGTGGCAATTCGAACTACAACGCTGTAATTCCGGGCAATTCGATCTACAACCCAACCACCGGTGGCAATGTCTTCTACAACCCACCTACTCCGGGTCCAGCACAGTACAACCCGACGATCCCATCGACGTCTAACTACAACCCGACGATCCCCGGTAATGCTAACTACGGTCCTATGACTCCGGGCAATGCGGCGGCTCCAACTGTTGTACTTGGCATCACCTTTCCCGGTGGAGCGGCCGACACGGTTGCTGGTGCTGTTGCAGACACGCAGGTTCGCCTCTCGTATTCGGAGATCGGCACACCGATCTCGGTGCCATCAGGTGGCTTCGTGACCATCAAGGAGAAATAGACTGAGTGCGTTCCTCTAGGAATAGCATGGGCCTTCCCCGGTATCGGACGCTCGGGGAAGGCAACAGTGTATTTAGATAAAACTAGAATCGCGGTAATCCCGCCGCGATTCGTCGAACTTGAAAAGAGAAATCATCATGCATTACCCAATTCCGCAGTTCATTCCTCCTACCGAGAACTTCCGTTTCTGGGAAGGTGGCTTCAGTCCCGAAGAGCTGGACCGCATCATCGAGATCGCGGAGCGATTCGACTTCACGCCGGGTTCGGTTGGCAACGGCATGATCAACGAAGAAGTTCGTGATTCCAAAATCACGTGGATCCATCTGGAGGAAGAGACTCGCTGGATCCACGATCGCCTTGCCGCGATCTCCTCGAAGATCAACTTCTACCACTTCGGTTTCGATCTGGACGTGGTTGACGGTCTGCAGTACACCAAATACAATTCGGACAAGAAGCAGCACTACCGCTGGCACACCGACAACTATATCGGTCGCGAGGGCTACCAGCGCAAGCTGTCCTGCACGCTGATGCTGACCGAACCTGACCAGTACGAAGGCGGCGAGCTGCTGCTGAACACCAACGGCAATCAGGACCAGCCGGATTCCTTCAAGCCGAAGCGCGGCGACATCATCTTCTTCCGCTCGCATCTGCCGCATCAGGTATCTCCTGTCACCGCTGGCGAGCGCGTAAGCCTCGTGACGTGGTTCCTCGGTCCACGTACTCGCTAAGAAGGAGAGCAGTATGATTCGCGAAATTATGGATCGTCTGGCCTTCATTGCGAAGCGCAACAAAGACGAAGACGCACCGATTATCGAGTTCCTGTGCGACCCGAACGACTGGGGCGTCCTTCCCGAACCCGTACCGGCGATCAAAATGATTCCGGACTGGTTCAAGAAGATCAAGCCGAATGCGCCCGACAGCGCCGGTCGCGACCAGTTCAACGGCAAGGTGATGACCGCCAAGAAGTGCATGCCACTGCTGGACGGCATGGCCGCTGGCTACATCATGCCACTATTCGGCGATCTGCATGTCACGACCAACGAGAACAACCGCATCATCAAGCTGCATAACAACATGTACGGTCATGCTGGCGACCTGCACTCGTTGGACCAGCTGGGCGGCAAGACCAGCCCGACCTATCCGGGTCCGGCAGTGAAGTTCATCAACCGCTGGGTCATCAAGACCAAGCCGGGTTACTCGACATTGTTCATCCCACCGATGAACCACATCGAGAAGCGCTTCACCTGTCTGGCCGCGATCGTGGACACCGACACGTATCCGAAGAAGGTCAACTTCCCGGCTGTGTGGCACGCTGCCGACTACGACGGCTTCGTCGAGGCCGGTACGCCGCTGGTGACCGCCATCCCCGTCCGTCGCGCCGATCTGGCTAAGGCAGGTATCATCCGCAAGATGACTCCAGCCGAGATGGCCGAGGAACATCGCATCGAGAAGTGCCAGCATGCGCAGTTGCACTACTACACCGACCATCTGCGGGAACCTCGCAAATGAGTATCCTCGACAGCCTGAAGAAGCTGGCGAAGGGGCTGAAGAAGCCCCACATCCGCTTCAAGTGCCACACAGGTGGCTACTACACGTCGCAGCCGGTGGTACTGGCACGATCGATTCTTCCCTACTGGCTGAAGAAGCAGATTCAGGCCAAGGAAGTGAAGTTCGTCCGGTGTCCGGGGATGCATGACCTTGCACAGCAGGGTTACCTCATCGTCGCACATGCAGACATTCACATCAAGGCCAACCGTCAGGTGACGCTGGTCGATGTACACGGCATTCCGGACAGCCTGAAGCCGCAGCCTATGGGCTACGATGTCGTGGACGGACTTGCCCCGATCCGTGGCAACGTCGCAAAGAAAGTCACGAAGATCCCACTTCCGTGGTGCATCTTCACCGCTCCGGGTTATTCGGCTCACGTTCTCCCGGCGGTAAAGCACTCCCCATTCCTCGACAAGCTGTTCGTGTACGGAGGCGAGGTTGACTACGAGGGCTTCCACGTAGTCAACTTCATCTTCACCGCGATGGAGGAATGCGAGTTCACGATCCCTGCAGGAACCCCGCTGCTTCAGGTAATCCCCTTCAAGCGCGAGGACTTCCATGCCGAGGTCGGGAAGGCAACCGAGCTGGAACACGACCAGCATCGCTTCGCCTTCACATCCCGTGTGGTAGGTGCGTACCGTCGCATGTACCATGTCAAGAAACTTTTCACTATCAGGAACCAAAATGAGCGTGCTTTTCCACGTAAACAAAGCTGACAAGACCGTCTTCTTCGCAGGTCGTCAGCCAGAGACTGTCGGTACCACTATCACCGGCTTCAAGGACATGCCTTACGCGGAGATCATGGATCTCGGCTATCTGGGTCTGCCCAACGAGGGCTTCCTGACCGAACAGGACGCACTGACCGCTGGCATCCCGGCGTCGGAAGTCCAGCGCATGAAGGATCTGGCCTACGAACTGGAGTGGACTCGCTTCAGCGAGCAGCGCGAGACGCTGATCACCGCCGTCCGCTGGCGCACCGACCGCCACAACGACGAAATCGCTCTGGACCGCGAGCCGAGCGAGGACATCACCCCTGTCCTGAACTACATTCAGGCACTGCGTGACCTGACCACGGCCTTCACCGATCCGTTCGAGATCGTGTGGCCGCAGGTACCGGCACTGCCGACCGCGTAATATGATACCCATTGGACGTTCATTCGTCCAATGGGTCTTCTTATTTGCCAACAGGGAAATAGAATCCGCCCCAAACAATGGAGGAAAAATTGGCTGATAAACAAGTGAAAATATTCGTAGTCTTTAACCATGACTACATTCTCGGTAAGCTCACAAAATTCTTCACCGGCTGCTATGCATATCACGCCGGATTTGTGGTGTTGGAAAGCGATGCTATCTATGACATGGGATGGCTGTGGCGAAAGATCAAGTACAGCGGCAAGTACACCGACAAGCAGATCGTACTGTTCGATTTACCGGAAGGTGTTATCTTGACCGAGCAGGATTTGCTGGATGAAGTGATCAAGGGTGTTGCTGAGTTCAGTAACAACCAATTCAGTAACAGCCTCTACGGCTTCATGGACTACGTCGGCTTCCTGCTGCGTCCGTTCTACCACCTCGTAGGCAAGCCAACCCGCAACTTCGGCGGTAAGATCTGCACCGAGAAGATGAATGATATCCTTGTGGCCCACGGCTGGAAGGATTCGCCGTTCAATGAGGAAGTGCCTAGCCCGTGTGACTACGTGCGAGCCTTCAACATAGCGGATCCAAGCAACTAAGGAATCAAAATGTACTCAAACGTAAAAATGAAGATGAGCGATGTACCGGGAAAGGTTCCAACTCTGGAAGACCTTGACTTCGGTGAGATCGCTATCAACACTAGCGATGGATTGATGTTCTTCCGTCGTCGCGACGTCAATGGCGTCGATACAATCGTGATCGTCGGAGGTGCCAATCGTGGTGCTTCCGGCGACCTCAACACGACGAGCGACTCGATGGTCGCTCTGATCTACACCGGTTTGCAATAAGAAAGGAATCAATATGGCACTCCCAACCACTATCGGTCAGGCCCGTAACGGCAACTTGACCGCGATGAAGGCTCAGATCTTGCAGATCGATCCTACCACTGCCGGTCCTACCGAGCTGGTCAATCAGGCATCCCTGATGGCTCTGTACGGTCGTATTCAAGACTCCCTCTTCATCGATCTCGGTGACCCGACTTCGCTTGGCGATATCTCCAGTGGCGACTTGTCGTCCTTCCTGTCGAATATTAATAGCCTCGCAGACTTCAACGCACGCCTGAGCGACCAGACATGGTGCAACCTGCTGACCGGCAACGTCGGAGCTATGGCTACCGTATCCGGTTCCGTTACCGCTGTGACTGCATTGATCGCTGCACCAAAGGCTCTTACCGCCGCTTTAGCATCTAACGTCGCAATGACTGCGCTTATGGCTTCCAACGTATCCGTTTCGGTATTCGTTGGATCGTCGTCAGCTATGTCTTCGCTTGCAGCTTCGGTCACCGCATCGAACGCGATGGTAGCATCGGTTACCATGATGAATGCTGTTGCAACTTCTGCGGTCTCCCGTACCGCGATCGGCAACGGTAGCGTCCAAAATGCTGGTTTCACGGCTATTGCCGCCTCTTCAATGGCTCTAGCTAAGTACGCCATTGGTCAAGCCGCTAATGCGTCCGGCGTTACCGATCCTTCGGCGTATGCCGATCTGACGGCTGTAACTGCATTGAGTTCGAGCCAGCATACGACATTCGCAACTAGCTATAGCGCTATCTACACCGTTCTCTCTAACTCGGCAGTTGGTATGGCCGCGTTGGTTGCATCGGTGGGCTTCATCACTTACGCCGGATCTCTGAGTGTTGCAAACAGCGTTAACAACGCTATGACTGCCTCGCAGTACAAAGTGGGTGCGTATCTGGACAAGATTCGCACTCAGATCGGCGGAGTGGGTAGCAACGCGAACCTCGCGGCTGCGAACACTGTAGCTCAGATCTCGGCGCTTGCGGCGGCTGATCTTACTGCCCTCTTCAGTGTAACTCAGGCTCGCCTGAACGTTCTGATCTCAGTCAGTGCGATGACAACTTTAGCAGCATCCGCTAACGCGATGGCAGTTCTGACCGCCAATTCTTCCTACATGACCACTGTGTGGAGTGTGGTTTCTGCAGCAACCATCATGTTCCAGAATACTGCTTCTCGCCAAGCAATGTGGACCAACGATCTGGCTTCGCTTGCTACTCTGCAAGCAAATCCAGCCACGGTCCAAGCTCTAATCAGTGCTAACGTATTCTCCAAGTTCATCTCGACCACTATCCCTCAGAAGATGACTGCCACGGG